CCTACACAAGCGGCCACAGACTAGCCCTTTGCCATTTATTGGTAGAGACAGGGTTTTGGCCGCCAAACATAGAGTTTCTCACGTCTGACCTAAACACTTGCATTAGTATCATGAACAAAGCAAGGCAGCGCAAATGACAGCAACACTAGAACCATCTGAAGTTGTAGGGCTAAAAGAAGCATTAAAAGTCCTAAACACGCTCGACAAGTCTTTGCGTAGAGAAATTACAAAAGACTTTAAGCAAATTATGCAACCTGTCATCGTCAGCGCTATTGGTTTTGTGCCAGCAACTGAACCGCCTTTGTCAGGAATGAAATATGCCTGGCACCCTAAAGGTGGTCAAGACATTATGAGCTGGAAAGCCGACCGCGTAAAAAAGAATCTTAAAGCGTTTACGTCTGGCAAAAAAGTGCGTGACACTGGTTTAGGTTTTAAACAAAACCTTGCTGTTTTCGGTATGAAATGGTCAGGGCCACAAGCCAGCATTTTTGACATGGCCGGCAAAGCGTCGCCAGGCTCGCCACTTGCCAGAGCCTTAACTGCTAAATATGGCTCACCGTCACGCGCAATGTGGAAAGCCTACGAACGGGCAGAATTAGGCGTGCAGCAAGACGTTAAACAACTTGTGGATAAAGTAATGCGCGAAGCCAGCCGACTGACGAAAGGCAAATAATGAGCATTGTCTTACCTATTGTTACTGACTTTGACGGCGCAGGAATTAAAAAGGCTATTGCACAATTTAAGCAGCTGGAGACCGTCGGGGAGAAAGCCCAGTTTGCTATTAAAAAAGCAGCCGTGCCGGCGGCTGCCGCCCTGGGCGCTGTAGTTGCTGTTATTGGTGCCAGTGTGCAAGCCGCAATAGAAGATGAAGCTGCACAGGCCAGCCTTGCTCGACAAATAAAAGCAAGCTCTGGCGCAACCAATGCACAGGTTGCCTCTGTTGAGCGTTACATTTCTAGCCTGGCTAAAAGCGCGGCCATTAGTGACGACGAGGCAAGGCCAGCATTTCAGAAGTTAATTGTCGCTACTAAAGACGTTACAAAAGCTACTGACTTAATGAACCTGGCAACCGATGTTGCAGCAGCAACAGGTAAGCCGCTAGTTGACGTGACCGACGCGCTAGCTAAAGCCTATGCAGGCAACATGAAAGGGCTTAACAGTCTGAGCCCAGAGATTAAAGCCATGATAAAAGACGGGGCCAGCCTTGCCGAAGTGCAAGCCGTGTTGACTAAAAACTTTGGTGGCGCGGGTGAGGCCGCAGCAAACACAGCTGCTGGCGGCATGAAAAAATTAGGCATAGCGTTTGGTGAAACTAAAGAATCCATAGGGCAAGCCTTTTTGCCTATCATGGAAAAACTGTTACCTGTTGTGCAAAAGTTTGCTGACTGGGCAGAAAAAAACCCTGAGCTACTCGCAGCAGTCATTGCCGGCATGGGCATTTTGGCTGTGTCAATTCTTGCTGTAAACGCAGCAATGTTGTTAAACCCCGCTGTTGCAATTACCGCTGGCATTATTGCGTTGGGCGTTGCCATTGTTGCGGCATACAAAAAGTTTGAGGACTTCAGAGATGTTGTGCGCGTCGTCGTAAACGCTATTGCTGGCTATTTTGAGTTTATGATTAACGGCTGGATTAAGGCTATTAACCTTATTATTTACGGCTCGAACTTGTTAAAGCCAGGCAAAGACATAAAAATGTTGCAAGAGATTTCTATAGGCCGTATGACTGAGCCTGTCGCGCCAGTAGACCTGGGCACAAATGGAAGTGTGCGCGCCCTTGAACCAGGAATGACCATAAACATAAACGCAGGTCTAGTGTCAACACCCGACCAAGTAGGCCAAGACATTATTGCAGCAATACAAAAAGCGCAGCGTCGTAGCGGAACAGTGTTCGCCCCAGCATCATGAGTACGCCTACAATGCAAGTGCTAGTGGGTTTCCAGAGCACCACGGGTTTTGGTACACCGTTTATGCTTAACGACTCTTTTTATGGCGTGCTCAACACAGCAGGTCGAGGCACATTAGGTGGCCTAACTTTTGTTGACTTAACTAGCATTGTCGAGTCTGTAAACATTACGCGTGGCCGTTCGCGCCAGTTAGACCAATTTAACGCTGGCACAGCCACCATTGCTTTTGACAACAGCACCCAAGTATTAAACCCGTCTAACACGTCAAGCCCTTATTACCCGTTTGTGTTGCCGCGATGCCCAGTGCAAATACTTGCTAATGGTGTACCCATTTACACGGGTTTAATTACTGACTGGAATCTTGACTATGACATAAGCAATGAGGACATAATGTATGCCTCATGCGCAGACCAATTTACAGTGTTAGCGAACCAAGCGCTTAACGCTGTCACTCCGTCTGTAGAAGCAAGCGGCACCAGGGTTAACACAGTGCTAGACCTGACAGAAATTAACTACCAGGGCGCAAGGTCTATAGACACTGGCAGTTCAACGCTCGGCGCTTTTGCCATAAGCCAAGACACAAATTGTCTTAACTATTTGCAGCTCATAAACACAAGTGAGCAAGGCTATCTATTTATGAGTGCAGCTGGAACTCTGACCTTTAAGGGCAGGTCGAGCGTGCTAAACCCTGTTGCCGGCGCAACTTTTAACACTGACGGCACAGGCTTGCCATACCAGACCCTTATAAACCAGTACGGCGACGAGTTGCTTTATAACTACATTATTACGCAATCGCCAGCTGGGGCGGCACAAACCACTAGCAACGCGTCAAGCATTGCGCTTTACCAGGCTCAGCAGTACGCGTTGACCGACTTGCTTAATAGCACTACATCGCAAGTTGCGGCATTAGGTAACTATTTGCTTGGCAAGTACCAAAACCCTGTTTTGCGTTTTACTGGGTTATCCACACAAATGGCAGCGTTATCTACAATTAACCAAAATATTGTGCTTGGCTTAGACCTGACCAGTATTTGCACAGTAGTAAAAAACTTTGTCGTGGGTACGCCAGCAACAGAAACGCAAACGCTCATTGTGTCTGGGGTATCGCACAGCATTACTCCTGGCAGCCACGTTATTGCATACACTTTTGAGTCAACAGACGGCAACCAATATTTAACGCTTAACGACGCAATTTTTGGAACACTCGACTACAACCTTCTCAGTTTCTAAAGGAGACACATCATGGCAGACCAAGTTTTTACCTCAGGACAAATACTCACAGCGGCGCAAATGACGGCGCTGCAAGCAAACTCTGGGCTTGTGTATATTAAAACACAAACCATTGGGTCGGCAGTATCGACCGTGCCCGTGACTAGCGCATTTTCAGCTACTTTTGACGCCTACAAAATCGTAGTCACAGGCGGCACACCATCAGCTAACGGCAACATGCGACTCGTTTTAGGTGCATCTGTAACTGGTTACTATGCCGCGCGAAACGGTATTACTTGGTCAACTGGTTTGCGCAGCGACGGCGTAGACAATAACGCTGCAATTTGGGCAGCTGTCGGCACAGCACAAACAAATGGTCTAGCAGCAGAAATCACAATCATTAACCCGGGAATAGCAAAATACTCAACAATCGCAGGTGCATATAACAATGACACCGCAAGCGTTGTTTATTCTGGAACTCACCAAGTCGCTACTGCTTTTACAGATTTTACAATTTCGCCCAGTTCCGGTACATGGACTGGCGGCACCGTCATTGTGTACGGGTACAGGCTGTCATGACAAAGCCAAAATAATGACTATCGGCAACCCGCCTAAAGCGCTCATTTTGCTTGTGGCGCTTATCTGCGTAACCGTGTTACTTGCTATCGGTAAAGTCACTACCGAAGCAGGACTACCAATAATTACTGCAATAGTTTTTTACGGTATCGGCAACGGGGTCGGCGCTCGACAAGGCCAACAATCACCAAAAATATTTGAGCAGAAACCACCAAAAGAATAATGAAATACACCGGCATCAACGACGGGGTCGCACTTGGCAAACGCGCCGGCACAGAAAAGTTTGTGGACATTATCAAAAAAAAGGGTTTTACCAATCTAGGCACCTGGGCTGTCAGGAACATGCGCGGCTCAGACCGTCTGTCAGTGCATAGCACGGGCCGCGCGGCCGATATTGGGTACAAAGACAAGGCAACTGCGGCACTCTGGGCTAAATGGCTAGTGAAGAACTACCAGACTTTAGGTGTCGAGGAACTACACGACTACGCGGGCGTGACAAAGAAAGGTTGCGAGACTTGGGGCCGTGGCTGGCGCTGTAATCGTAACGGTAAACCAGGCTGGAAAGACTGGACAGAGACTGCTAACGGGGGCACGCCAGGCGGCCTGTGGCTACATGTAGAGCTCACGCCTGAAATGGCAGATAACCCGTCTTTGTTTGTTGAGCGCTGGAAAACCCTTATAAAACCTGCATAAGCATTTCACTAGCCAGCCGTTTGCTAGGGTTTTGCCACCGGCAGAAAAGAGGCTTACATGTTTGGTTGCAGTTATTAGGCGTTTTGTCGTGGCGCTACTTGTCGTCACGCTCACAACTACAGCAGGGCAAGCGCAAGGCGCAACGGCAGCTGCGAACAAGTGCCCGCAATATCATGCGGCGTTACGTAAGGCTGGCTTACCCATAGAGCCTTTCAGCAAGATTATGTATCGAGAGTCCCGTTGTGTGCCTAGCGCTATCGGCTGGAACTACCAGCCTGGCACGTCGTATAAAGACTGCCGACGGCAGGTTGCGACGCTCTACAGGCGCTGTAGGGCTGTTAGAACGTACGACAGCGGCCTGCTACAGATAAACAGCAGTTGGGTTTCTGTGACCGCGCAAGTCTGTAAAAGCAAGTTTGGCAATATGACAGTGTTGTTACAGCCAGCCTGCAATTTGGCTGTGGCCGCCCACCTTTACAAGGCGTCTGGCATAGGCAACTGGCGCGCCACAAGCGGCCCTAAATAACCATGCTGTACTTGTCTGTTTAATTGTGTTATGTTCACAATAACTACTACGGCAGGAGAAAATTATGCAACATTTATCACCCTATGACACGATGGTGCCAAACCAAAGCATTCTGAATCGTTTAGACGACATCAGTCAAGAGCTTTTTGATGCAGGCCACACGGCTTTAGCAGACCAAATAAACACTCTTTTTCATGCGGTAGAAAAGGCATTACGCGCTTCTAAATGACCATGCAACACCTGTCTGATTAAATATGTTATGTTGGTGTGGAAACCTACGGCAGGAGGAAATATGGAACATCGGACACTATTTGACGCTATGGCTGAGCGCGACGCAGCTGTAAGCAAAGTCGAGAGCAACACAGACAGCAACTGGCTACGTGCAGCAGAAACAGTAATAAAAATGCTGGCAAAGTCACGCGTAAACGGCTTCACAACAGATGACGTCTGGGAACGCTTAGACGCAATGGGCATGACCGGACAAGTGCACGACAACAGGGCTTTAGGGCCTGTTATGTTGCGTTGTGCGCGTAGCAAAATTATTGTGGCAACAGACAAATACGCGCCCAGTGTGCGCCGGCATTGCGCACCAATAAAAGTATGGCGGGGCGTCTGATGAATGATTATTCTGATTTTGATTTGTCTTTGTTACTAAAAATGGTCTTTTGTCAATTACACGCAAACAAGCCTGTAATACGCTCACTCGACGGCTGCGGCTGGGACATAATGCTGCGATTAGACGGCACATATTTCAGCGAAAATCTTGGTACCGCAGACGAACATTGTTTGTATTTTGGAGAGTTGCTTGCAGAAATACAAACACGGTTAGCAAGGGGTACCTATTATGGCATTTAATCTTGAAGACTACGAGCCAGTAGCCAGCCGACTCGACAGGTTTCTTAAAGCGCACCCTGACGCCCGCGTCATTACTGACCTTGTGCATTACTCAGGAGACTTTGC